GGATGCGGCGCTTCTCGAAGCTCTACGGAAGATTGCAGCCATCGAAAACAAAATGTACGGCGGAGATTGGGACGAAATAGAAGAAGCGCGTTCTATCGCTAGTATCGCAATCCTAGCCGCGAACAAGTAAGTAACTAAAGTATTACAATTCCCCGCCGTTATTACCGGCTTCCACCTGAGAGATTCAAAATGTACAAACTTGCCGCTGCCGTAACCCTTGCCCTCTCCCTCGCAGCCTGCGGAGGCGGAGGTAGCGATTCCACCCCGGCCCCGACTGTCAAGCACCCTACTCTGTCCTTCTACGGGAATCCGCTGGGCGCTACCGTGAAATCCACCGCGAAGGCCGCAGCTTCGGACGCTGCCAGCGCAGCCGCCCCGGTCTCCGCCTCGGACGCAGCAGCCGAGACGGTCCAGAGCCTTACGGACGCCCTCGCAGCCCAAGGCGTTACGGCGAACGTAACCGCCCAAGTGATGGACGGAACCACGCTGCACGCTATTGTTATGGGCGAGAACAACGGCCTCCCGCCGACTCCGGACCAGTTCAAGACGGACCCGAGCGAGTGGCTTATCGTTAATTTCACGCTGGACGATATGGTATCTACGATCGACGTCCCGAGCCAAGCAGCGTCCCTCGCGCAATTCCAGCAGGACCTTACGGTATTCATCCAGCGGGGCCACGTCTCGGGAAAGAATACGTTTATCGTTATGCCTATTCAGAGTTGCGACGCTTCGCCCGTGGGCTTCTCCGCTACCGAGGGCCTGCGGAACGCGATTACCCAAGCTGCCATTGCAGGCTTCGCCTTCCAGACGGGCCTTGGTGCTGGCCCGATTGTCGTAGGGCCGGACGGTAGGAACGTGGATACCCTCACGGCGGGCCACATGGGCGAGGACTGCCGCACCCCGGACGCCTACCTGCTTAACCTGCGGACGCAGGCAGTAGCCGCAGACATCGCTAACCGCCTGAAGCTCACGGCAGAAGGTAAGTAATACAGCCGGACGGAGGGGCTTACGGGCCTCTCCCCGACTAGCTACCCGCCTAGCTAGTTTGCTAGTTTGTTTTCCGTATCCCTCGTAATAGAGCGGCCCGTCTTTACTCCCCTTGTACTACCCCGCCGTATAGGCTACGCTACTGCAACAATTCACCACTCCTAGGACTAAAACATGAGTGTTACTTGTGTAGTCGCACAGAAAGGCGGCACGGGGAAAAGCACGTTTTGTCAGAACCTAGCCGCAATTCGGGCCGCATTGAATTACAAGTGTGTGCTTCTGGACCTAGACGGGCAGGAGACTAGCCAAGCGTGGGTAGAGGAGCGTAGCGGGCTAGCGGACGTGCAGCGTATCGAGGGCCGTACGCTTAAACATTTGTTGGAAGGCGACCTTGTAGACGAGTTCGGAGCCTTGCTGGCAGAAGCGATAGACGGCTACACGGACGTTTTCATAGACGTAGGGGGCAAGGACACGAGGCTAGCCCGTGCTGCTCTCGCTGCCGGGGACGCTATCGTAGTGCCCCTCAAGCCCTCGCCTGCGGACCTGAAGACGGTTCCTGCTCTGTACGCAGCGCTGGGGAGCCTCACGGAGACGCTAGGCCGCAGCATTAACGCTCAAGTGGTGCTCAATGAGGCGGACCCGCGCAAACGTCTGACTAAAGTAATGATTGAGGAGATGAAACAATTCTCCGACCTACTACCGAGGTGCAGCACGCTAGTAGGCTCCCGCGAATCCTTCAAGCTAGCTATGGCGCAGGGCCGGGGCGTGTGTGAGATGGCGGGCGATGACTTCGACGCCAAAGCAGCCCACGAGATTAAGTCCGTCTACTTGGAGGTCTACGGAAAATGACGAAGCCACAGCCCACAATGTCCGCTGCCCGCCCGAACCGCAGCACGGTATTGGAAGACTTACAGAAGGCTTCCACGGTGATTAATGCTGTCCCGGACCCGGACCAGACCGCCGTACAGCCCCTCAGTGCCCCTCCCGCACCCTCGGAGGTATCAGCGCACCTCCCGGACCCTGCGAAGCCCGCCTATCCCGCGTGGGCCGCTACGCGGGAGGAGAGGCCGGACCCCGGCGTACCCCTTAACGTGAGAATCCCTACAGACCTATCCGAGGAACTGCGGGAGTTCTGCCTCCTTACTCGCCTGAAGCAGAAGGACGTAGTAGCCGTGGCCCTGCGGAAGCAGCTAGCCGCCCTGAAGGGGGAGCGGGCCGCGAAGCACGGGAGGGGCGGGTAATGGAAGAAGAGGAGGTACAGGGCGAACTCTGGCCGGATAACGTGCAGGCGGAGACGCTTTTCTTTCACGTCCTACGGGCGATGGTCCAGCGGGACAGAATCGCGGAGATGGGCGCTACGGCCTTCTGCGTCTACGTGGTGCTAAAGAGCTACGCCTCTCTGGAGGCTGGCTACAGTAACCCCGGACGGGACTTGATAGCGCGCCACATAGGGGCGTCCGAGCCGACAGTAGACCGCGCTATTAACCGCCTCGTGGAGCTAGGTCTCGTGAAAAAGCAAAAGAGCACGGGCAAGGACAGCCGGGGTAACGAGTACGAACTCGTAGAGGCTATCCCGCTCGTAGACAAGGCCTCCCGGCAGGTAGTAGGGCAGGGCGAGGCGAAGTACATCCCGCTCCAATTCGAAGCCCTGCGTAAGCAGCTTGAGGGGCTGGCCTCGTCCGGGAAGCTAGGAAAGGGCCTAGAGGTAAAGATTACCCTCAATGCGAACTTTATAACGCAGGCCCCGAATAGCGTAGTCAATAACACCTACTACAACGGGACGATAGAAGTTATCCCCAAGGACAGCACCACATCAGACGAATAGGCCGGAGACTTTAAAAGCTTTAGATATATAGAGTCTTTATAGGTCCTCATGGGTGAGGACTATCTACCCCGAAAATGCCCATTTAGTCCTCACCTGTGATTGTAGTTTTTCCGCAACACTCCTCATGGGTGAGGACTATCTTACTTATCCACAGGGCAGTTACCCACAGACGGAGCTAGCGCAATGCTAGCCGCTTCCGGCCCACGGCTACGAGGTGATCCACCAAGTACGCCAGAGGCTCCGCAGTATTCGATAGCGGGTCAATCCCGCACGTCTGGAGCAGGGCGGAGGCCGCGTGTACGCACTCGTGTACAAGCGTCATTAACTTCCCGTCGAAAACCCCAATCACTCCGTCTACCTTCTTACCAGCATCGAAGCCGCCCGCCGTTCCCCGGAAGTCCACGCCCGAGTGTCGGAGCGCGTGGAACTCCTTCACCGTGTCCGTATAAACAATCTTCAGACCATACGGCTGCACCGTGTACGTAGACCTCACGGCGTAGCTACCCCAGCCTTCCACGCGCGGAGCGCTGCCTTGTCCGCCGTGCAGGCGTCTAGCTGGCCGCGTTCGTTGATTAGCCATTGGGCGAGGTCCGCTACGGTCCTGCCAGCAGGGCGGGGGGCGTGCGTGCAGTCCTTCAGGAATTCATCCGGAGGCACGAGGGCCTTAACCTGGACCACAGGGGCCGGGGCCGCACAGCCGGACATACAAGCGCAGGCCGCGAGCAGGACGAGGATTACGAGATTATTACGGAGCATCTTCGCCCCCGTCGATAGCGTCCCACACGTCCGCAGCCACGATAGCCGCAGCCGCCGAAGGGTTAGCCGAGACCGCAGAGGCCAGCCGGGTAGTAGCGGCAGCGTGGGTCTTCTGCGCCGCCTGGAGGGCCGTAGCCTGGGCCGCGAAGGCAGCACGGGTAGCCGAGGCCTCAGACGCAGCGGTAGCAGCATTCGCCTCCGCCTGGGAGGCAGCGAGGGAGAGGGCCGCAATTTGGCCGGCCTGTACCTTGTTATGCTCCACGCCTGCGTACAGAGCGAGAGCTACGCCCGCAGCCATTAGGAGTCCTACCGTTGCAAGCAGGACCTTTTCCACGAGAGGAGAGAACATTAATCGTCCTTTGTCGGGGTAGGCTGGTCCCCGAGCTTCTGCCAGAGGGACCAATCCTTATTTAGAATGCCTCGCTTCAGGGCTACCGATGTCCTCCACATCCGGGGCAGTGCGCCGAATAGATAGAACAAGGTGAGTACGAGAGTGGCGAGAGAGACGTAGGAACTAAGGGGCAGGGAGGACAGGCTATACGCCGCCCCTGCCACACTGGTTACGACTTGCGTACCAGAGGCGGACTCCGCCGCGCGTGTGAAAAGGCCCATTTATGTGCATAGAGGACAGGCCGGGGCCTATCTGATTTAAGGTTATGAGATCAAAGGTTAGAAACGTCTATCCCCATGAAACGCCAGCTAAGGGCCTCGCGGAAGCCTACGTAGTTATTGTAATTACGGTTATCCCCGAAGGAGTCCATATTTACATTAACTGTGCCCCCGCTCGTATTGAACGTGGACATATAGACCCCTGCGTTACTGGACCCGCCTGCCGTCCCGCCGACAACGTAGGCAGGCTGCACGCAGGCGATAGCGACACGGTTAAGCACGGAGAAGCCGTAGCTACCCTGCGCCTGCGCCCATGTGCCACTATCGGAGGCGTAGCCCGTGGAACCGTACGTGTACTTAGGGTTACCCTGTGCGAATCCCACAGGCTTAACGAAGGGCGAGAGGGCGTCCGCTACGAGCGTACCCGAGGCGTTAAACACCTGGAGGCCGTAATGACTCGCACTTGAGGCCCAGTCGTTCTTATCGAATACGTATATCGTTACAGCGGCCCCGGACGTACCCGCTACGAGAACCGTGTAGACGTTCCCGCTTTTGGTCCACGTCATAGGGACCATGTACCCGCCCGAGCACTCGAAAGCGACGAGCGGAGACACGGCAGCGAATGAGAACGTAGTACTGAAGCCGGACGAGTTATAGCGCGCCCCGTTGGAGACCGTGTACACAGGGATAGCCGAGGCCTGTAGGGTCTGCGTTATCTTCGTGCGCAACTGAAGGTTAGGTAATCCCGTGTCGCTGTCAATCTGGACCACGTTAGACCCGTCCGCCGCGAAGCATTGAAAACCAGAAGGCATTATCTAACCCCGTATATAAGCCAGCCTTGCATCCGCTGGTTATTACCACTGAAGCCCGCCGTGTAAGTCCACGAGAGCGTATTACCCGAGAGGGTGAAGACAGGGCGGCTTACGTCCCCATTGATGTAGCCCCATAGCCGGTCCTGCTGGAAGGCGTAGAAGCCCTCTCCCTGAGAGAAGGCCGCGTCAGACACGGAGCCGGATGTAAGCGAGCCGTCGATATAGTAGGAACTGATGACACGCCCAAGGCGGCTCGTGAAGTCCACGAGAAGCACCCCGGACGCGTCCCAGATTTGCAAGCCCGCTGCCATTACCAGAGACCCAGACGGACGCGGAGCGTGTTATTACCGTCATAGACGAGCAACTGTGAGTCATTCATAAGCAAGTATCCGCTACCCCCGTTTGCTCCGTTAAGCTGGAGAGTGCCGTCCCGATTGAGAACCCATCGAGGCTGTCCATTAGCGCCCACGGCGTTAGACTGAATATTCCCGCTAATCTTCGCGTTCGTAATGGACGCGTCCGCGATGAACGCCGACGACATAAACACCTGCCCGCCCTGCACAACGAAAGGCGAGGAGACTGCCGTCCCGTTAGGGTCCAGAATGGCGAACCGCGACGCCGCTACGAGCACCTGAGATTCCACCGTCCCGCTAGAGTTATCCACGCCTACGCCGATACCCGCGATGTACGTACGCCCGTTGCTCGTTATTTGAGTTTTGATTGTGTACGAGGCCGCTACACGTCCGTTAAGGTCCGCGTACGCGTTGGCGTTGGTCTGTACGGCTGCTGTTAGCGTGTTATTAACGCCGTCTAAGTTAGACTGCACCGTAGTAACGCTGGCCTGCACAGTCGTAATCTGCGAGGCGGTAGCCGAGTCCGCGTCTACCCGTGCCTGGGTCTCTGCGTTGATTGCCGCAGTCATATTGCTACTGGCTGTGGTGATCGCTGCGGATACCGTGTCCGTCTTCTGGGAGAGCGCGAGGTCCGCCTCCGCCCGTGCAGTCATCTCCGAATAGACGCCTGCGTACGCAGTAGGATTACCTGCGAAGCCCGCCGGGTCTCCCGCGAGCGGGGCCGGGGAGTACTGCGCCTGAAGCTGCGTAATCTGCGTAGCCATTGCCGAATCTGCGTTAGCCCGCGTAGTAGCTTCGGACGAGATAGCGGACGTGTTGCCGGATACCGTAGTCGAGAGCGTATCAATACGCGTGCTTAATGCTGAGTCCGCCGTAGCGCGGGTAGTGGCCTCCGAAGTAATGGCCGCAGTGTTAGCGGGGATTGCCGCGTCTTGCGACAGAACCCACGTAGCACCGTCCCACACGAGGAGGTTATTGTTTCCTACCGTGCTTACGGAAGCGGCAGCAGTCGGGATGTAGCGGCCCGCCCCGGTGGATTGCTCTACTTGGGCGTCCGTCATATAAAGGCCGCTGGCCCCGTCCCCAGCGTATGACACGCCGAGGGTCCCCCCCGCTGCGAGCAACTGGAGGAACGGTCCGCTTGAGAACGTGGCAGATGCCGTAGCCGTTACGGAGCATCGATATACCCCGCCTCCGCACGCGACAATCTTAGCCGTGGCCTGCGTCCCTTGGAGGTTCACAGTCCCCGAAGTAAGATCGAACGTAGCGGACGGTTGTGCGCCCGCCCAATTCGCCCCGGTACGGAACCCGAGGCAGAGATACCTACGTTCTCCGGCCTTGGCGTACGCGCTTACCGTGTAAGCAAGGCCCGCCGTTATGGAGATGTCCGTACGGCTTAGGTAATGCTGGGTATTGGTAGTGTCTTCTACGAACTTGAAGAAGGGCGTACCGTCCGGAGCAGTCCCCGTACCCGCCGTAATGGACCCCTGGACTTTCGTCCACGAAGCATCACCGAACGTGCCCGAGTACTTGAGGAGGTTAGTGCTGCCAGTGTCTACCCACGTGTCCCCGACAGCCTGCGCTACCGGCTGGATGTTCTGGCGGAATGTTGTATTTTTAGTTCCGACCACAGCCGTAAGGGCCGTAATGCTCGTGGCGTTAGCCGAATCCCCGTTAGCACGCGCCGTTTGCTCCGCCTGAATCGCGGAGGCATTGGACGTAGCCGAAGCCGTAACCGTATCGATACGGGAGCTAAGGGAGTCGTCCGCAGCCTGCCGGGTGTTAGCCTCCGAGGTGATAGCTGCGCCGCGCGCTGCGGCCTCGTTGGCGATAGCCGTAGTCCGGTTCGTTACCTCCTGCGAGATAGCCGTACTATTGGCCGCAATGCTCGTCTGAATACCTGGGATAGCCTGCACGGGTGCGAGCACATCCTGTGCTAGTTGCGTCTGCGTAATCTGCGCCGTTAGGTACGCGAGGACCGCCGTAGCGTCCGCGCTGGACTGGCCGTGTACGCCTGCCGCTGTGGTAGCCGGATAGAACGCACCTACGTTACCCGTAGTGTCTACGAGGCGGACCCAGAAGTACAAGTCATACCCCGCCGAGAGGCCCAGCAGGTTCGCGCTGGTAGTCGGATAGCTGTAGCGCCCTTGCTGCGTAGCGGAGGCAAAGTTAGCCGTGTGGCTGTAATACACCTCCGTGTACGCCGTGTCTCCCGCACCCGCCGGGAACGTCCACGCCACATTGACAGCGAAGACCTTATCCGTACTGGCCGTGAGAGTAGCGACCACAGGAGGAGCACCCGTCTTACCCAGCAGGCCGGTAAGGGACGAGTACGCGTACGGGGAGCTAATGTCTAGCCCGTTCGTAGCGCGGACACGGGCCGTGTAGCTGCCGGAGTATATGTTACTTACGTCCAGCGACAGCCCGCCCGTAGTGCCTGCCGTAATCCAGTCCCCGTTATCCTTACGCCACTGGACCGTGTAGGAGACCGCGTTAGCCGCAGCCGCCCACGAGATGGACATATTGGTCTTAGATATACCCTGGTCCGTAACCACGTACTGCGAGACGGTTACGCCAGTGGGCGGGGCCTGCACGGTAAGCGTGTTACCTGTGATCGGGCGGAAGTCGATAGCCGCGCCGTTGTCGATAGCCGCGTATTTCCCCGGCTCGTGCTGGGTAGCGGTAATCTCAAACGTAATCCCGTCCTTCTCTGCGACCGAAGCCACGCGGAATAGCTGGGACTTAAGCGTAGAGCTTTCAAGCATCCACACGGAACCCGCAGCCGGAACCACGGAGAATCCCTGCGAGACGGTAATAACCGCCCCCGAGACCGCGCTTACGGTCTTGGATTCCGCCTTCCCGGACGGGAGGATTACAGTAAGCGTATCGCCCGCTGCCGTCCCGTCTAGCGCCTTATCGAGTGTTACCTGAGTGGTGAGGCTGGCCGCTTTGATACGCCCGCCCGTGCGCTTCCCAGCGCGCGAGGGGTCCGCTACTGCGATAATCTGTCCGGGCTGTGCAAGCGTCCCGTCCAGCCCCACGGAGAACGTAACCGTATTCGTCTCGTACCGCGAGGTAAGAAGCGTCCACTGGCCCACGCGCTGCGCTTGCGCGCGGCTCGTGCAGGCGAAGGCCGTAAGCTGGGCCTTATTGATTCCGTACCGAGCTACGCCGTCCGCGTCCTCCACGTACTCTACTGCCTGCTGATAGCCGTTCTCCGGATCATTCCATGTAACCACGGCACAGGTATAGCGCGTCTTCAGGCTGGAGCCTACGTACTTGAAGGACCCGCCGATAACGTTAGCAGCCGTGTACACGTACGCCGTGTCCAGAGGCATATCCGAGGTAGCCGTAACGCTGCCTGCGGACCAGTACGCCATACCACGGAAGACGCTAGCGATGTCCTGGAGGACCTTGTACGCGTCCTCCCGAGAAGCGATGTAGCAATTGCAGGAGAAGCGAGGCCCCAGCCCGCCCGCACCGTCCGATACCATGACATCGCAGTACTGGGCGATTTGGTACAGCGCGTAACGGTCTATCATGCTTGCGTCTACCCACTTGCCGAGGCCGTAGCGGGAGTTAAGCACGAGGTCATAGAAGACCCACGCGGGGTTATCCGTCCAGCCCGTAATAAACGTGCCGTCCCACGTCCCGCCGTACGAGCGGAGCAGCGGGTTATAGTTACTGGGGTACTTGATAAGTAGCCCCTTCATATCGTACGAACGCGTAGGAACGCTGGAGAACTCCGAGGCGTCTAGCTGTACGCCACAGAGCGCACTCAGGGGGTAGCGGAGCTTCGCGTCTATAAGTTCCGTGTAGCTAACTACGTTCGTAGTGTCCTGGGTGTAGACATCCGAGGTATCCCCCGTAATGCGGATAACCTTAACCGTGTACTGCGACGCGGCCCCGGAGAGTTCGATACGGTGCGAGCGCTGGTAGACGGACGAGGCCTTACCATTAAAGGACGTGTCTACTACCGTGGTGTACTGCCCGCCGTCCTTCGATAGCTGAATCTGGTACGCGACCTGATAGCCCGTTACGTCCCCGGTATTGGAGTTCGTCTTCGAGAGGGCGCTAACACTGAGCGTAACGCGCAGGGCAGAGAGGGCGAGGTTAGTTACGGTATGAACCCAAGGGGCAGAAGCCTTAAGCTCCACGCCCACGCCTACCTCATTTTCCGTGCTATCGAAGCCGCTAATCGGGTCCTGCGTAAGCGTGCCCGTCCGAAGGTCTACTTGCTTAACATTAAAGTTATTGGACCCGTCCGAGTTCTGGACTACGGTCCCGTTGAAATATACCGAGCGGGCCGGGGTTTCTGAATTAGCGGGGCCAAAAATCGGACCTTCGGATATGAGGTCCAGTATTTGAGCATACGCTGTACTACTAAGCGAATCATCGGCCTGTGTCGGCATATTGTCTTACCCTATAGTTAAGCGTCCACGGACTGCGTACCCATGCTGATAACGGTACTACCCACGCGCATACGCCCGTAGAGAAGCGGGACCGGCCCGCCCTGAGACGTAACGTTATCCGCCCCATTGAAGTAATACGAAGTCTTCGTAGCCCCGCTCGTCCCATTGGACGCGGCAGCGTGGGCCGAGAGCATCTGCGAGATACCGCCGAACGCGAGGGACGCACCCATGAGCATCATCTGGCCCGCGTACGGGTTCCCGAAGTAGGCGGAGACTGCCCCAGCCACAAAGAGCACGGCCCCCGCGATAGCCGCGAATAGCCCGCCCTTACGCCCGCCGACTAGCGGAGCAATTCGAATATCGTCCTGCCCGCTGGGGTGCGCTAGCTGGGTCTCGTCTATGTTCCGCTTACCCACGAAGACCGCGTAGCTAACGCCCCGGTCCTTGCTCGTCATAAGCTCCCGCTCGAAGCCGGGGACCATACGAATTAGCGCGCGGAGGGCGTCCCGAGGAGAACCCACCACGAACCGATGTACCCGCCCGAACTGTGCCCCGAGCTTGCCGTAAAGGCGGATTGTTCTTACTGCCTCCGTCAAGGGGCCTCCTTATATCTGAGAATGTGCGTAACCCGGTCCCGGTAGCGGGGCAGGCTCTCCCGCATGGAAAGCCGCTTGGGTAAGTGGTGGAGCAGGAGGTCCCCGCCCACGTACACGCCCGAGTGGTTCGGGGCATGGTTCCGGCTGGCGACTCGCATAAGGAGCATGTCCCCGACCTCTAGAGAGGCATCGAGGGGCACGGGCAGGAAGCCTGCCTCCGCGTAGTAGGCGGTAAAGGCGTTCCCGTCTCCGTCCGCCGTCTCCGCGCCGCGTGGGAAGTCCCGGAGGACAATCCCCCGTGTCTGCCAGTACCAGCGCCTTACGAGGCCGTAGCAATCGTCCGAGCCGTAGCGGTACTCACAGCCCACTAGAGGGGCCTCAAGCTCCGAACTCATACCAGCCCCGCACGCCGTCCGGCCCGAGGGCCACGATTACCCACGGCAGGCCCGTAGCCGCCTGGGCGGAGAAGTCCGCAGCGCTAGGGAACGCTGCGCCGTCCGGGTGCGAATGGGCCACAGCCTCCACGTCCCCCGAGTCCTCCGCCTGCGCCCAGTCTTCAGGCGAGATAGAGAAGGCCTCCGTAGGCGTGGACGAGGAGTTAGCGCAGGGCCGGTAGCGACCCGATACGATTAAGCCGCAGCACTCCTCCGGATACGCCCGCAGAGCATGGCGGAGGACAGCCGCCCGCAGTTTGTCCGAGAGCATTAGATAGTCCCCGAGATACCAGCAGACGGGAACCCGCCGAAGGGCAGGGCGTTAGTAGCCCCGAAGCGACACTTACAGCTAGACAGCCGCTTCCCGCAACGGTCCTGCGAAGGGTCCGAGACAGGGTTATTGTCCTTATCGAAGAAGGTAACGCCCGTCCAGCCGCACTCCGTACCCTTGTAATCCCACTGACAAAGCGTAGCGACTACCTGCCGCGAGGGAAGCTGCCGTCCCGAGAAGTCCAGCACGGACGAGAGCGTAAATTCCACCTGGAGGTTATCCTCCGAGGTCTTCTGCTCCACGTACCACTTCTCCGGAGGCATCTCCTGCGTAGCGTCCGCCCCCGGCTGGCCGTCGAGATACTGCGCTAGGGTGCGCCTGCGCGTTACCTTCGCGCCTACGAGGTCCCCGAGGAAGATACAGAGGGCGGAGATACTGCCGTCCACGTTCGCTACTGTGAGAGTCGGGGAGGGCTGGCTACTGTCCCCGGTCCGCTCGAAGCCCGCTGCTGTGATAGGCCACGGAGAGTACGAGTTACCCTGCCATACGATAGGGCCGGTCTGAAGGAGGGCGTGAAAACGCAGAACGTCTCCGCCCATCTCCGTACAGTCCAATTCGTAAAGCTCAATCAGCGCACCCGGCTCTAGCTGCTGGACGGCTGCGGTAATGCCTCCCGTGATAACGGGGGCGGGGGCTGCGGAGAATGCCGTAGCCGTGCTGATATTCCGAGCCTGAGTAGCTGCACCCGAGCCGGATACGGAGACCTTCGCCGTAGCGGCAGAGACGTTCTTAGCCTGCGTGCTGGCCCCGCTGCCTTGTATTGTCCCGTTACCAACACTAGCTGTAGCGCTGGAGGTGTTCTTAGCCTGTGTGGCCGCAGCAGCCCCAGAGACCGCGACAGACCCCGAGGCGGAGGACGTGTCCTTTGAGTCCGTGGACGCCGCCGAGCCGGAGATAGCTACCGAGCCGGAGGCCGTGGCAGTGTTCTTCGCTTGCGTGGCTGCTGCCGCGCCCGAGACCGTAACGCTAGCCGTAGCTGCGCCCGTGTTCGCGGCCTGCGTGCTCGCTGCCGTGCCGGTAATGCCGGTAGATGCGGGCGTGTAGGTAATCCGGATTTGTCCGTCCCCGCCTTTGCCGCTGTAGCTTCCGCCCCAGCCCGATCCGCCCGAACCTGCGCCGGGGAAGCCCCCGTCTGCGCCGTTATTGCCGTTCGAAGTAGAGCCGGTAGCACCGCCCCCGCCTCCGCCGCCGCCCCCACCGCCGTTAGCGTTGGCTGCTCCTACGCCCCCGTTACCCGTGCCTGTGGCTGCGCCTGCCGTGCCCTTTGCGCCGCCCAGGCTGTTATCGCCTGCGCCGCCCGCACCGCCCGCGCTGGTAGTGGACGCGGCGCCGACTGCGCCCAGACCGTCCGGGCCGGGAGCACCTGCCCCGCCCCCTGCTCCGCCGTTCGCTGCGTTGCGCCCGGAGCCGCCCGCTGATCCAGCCCGCTTCGTAGTACCGTTGGCCCCGGTAGTGCTTGCCCCAGCACCGCCCGCCGTGGAGCCGCTGGCCGTGGCCGGAGCACCCTTAGCGGAAACTACGCCGGTAGCAGCGGATGTCCCGTTAAACCATGAGTCCCCGCCCGCGAAGCCCGCGCCCGTGCCGTTAGAAGACGAGGGACCGCCTGCGCCCAGCCCAATCGGGATAGACGCACCTGGGGTGTAGCCTGTGAGACCCGCACTACTGGAGTAGCCGCCCGAGCCACCACCGCCCGAGCCGTTCGGGGCGTCCGCGTTACCGCTTGCCCCCGCTCCCCAGACCTCCACGAGGTCCAGAGTTCCCGAGCAGTCGGCAGGGACCGTCCAAGTAGTCCCGGCTGTAACTAGTAAAACAGTTTGCGCCATAAGGCCTCCTAATTAACGCGTACGCAGGCTAACCCGCGCGGGATGCGCTATTAGTTGCCGTTTGCCAGGGTAAAGCCGGTAACGCTCACGGTCTGTCCCGTAGCGATGCTGGTATTGTTGATATTCAAGTCTGCACCCGAGATACCTACGGTTCCGTCCACATGCGCCACACCGCCCGAGGTAGTAAGGCGGTACCACGTAGCGTTAGTACCGCCGCCTGCGCCTGCCGTACCCGTGCCGTTCGCAATGCTGTTAAGCGTGAGGACCCCGCCCGAAGACGAGGGGGCAAAAGTGGCGTTACACGCGTGGGACGAGAGGAGAACCTGTGCGCCTACTGCCGTATCCGGAGAGGCGGGCTGCGAGCCACTATAGAGATTGAGCACGGCATTCGCACCGAGCTTCGTAGTGATAGCGTCCTGCTGCGCGTTCTTCAATGCTGCGGAGTACTTAAGATTACTTGCCATAGAGGCTCCTAAATTAGTTCGGGCTTACGCAGCCTGTTTAGCTTCGAGGGCGGCCACTCTCTCCGCAAGCGCCTTAACGGCTGCTACGAGATACGGGCCTAGGCCGATGTAGTTCACACTCTGGAGTTCCGGGACCTGCTTAGGAGGCAACTGCGGACCGGTAGACATATCCTGCATCTCGTCCCGCGTGGCGTCCTTTTCGCCCTCCACGAGGAGGGGTAGAACTTCCTGTAGCTCGTGGGCGATAAATCCCGCGTGTCGGCTGTCGTCTGGGATGTCCGTCCGGGCGTACTCCACAGGGCGCGCACGGAGGAGGGCAGCAAGGGCTGCGTCCGGGTCAATCTCCGAGACATCCCCCTTAATCCGGTAGTCGGAGTTTTGTGTAAGCGCACCCGCAAAGATAGCCGCGCCCCCGTCCTTGAATATGTGGGCCTGCGACGCATTCTGGAAGGAAAACACAATCTGCGTTACCGAGGATGACGTGCCCCCGGAGTACGCAGCTATCCCCGCGAGATGTCGGCTACCCCAATTTGTCCAGCGGAGACCGTAGTAACACGCGCTATCCGTGGGACAGTCCACCTGCAAAGCCGACGCCGCAGCGGAGTTGAAGTTTGCGAAAGCCGTAGCCAAATTGGCTGTCACACGGTAGGCGCCCACGGTGGAGGAGAACCCGGCCTGCGTCTGCATACCCGTTAGCGAGGTGCTCCCGTCTAGGCGGGCGTAACTGGCCGGGGTGAAATTGCCGCTATCCCACGGTGTAACCCCGACCCATGTAGGACGCGCGCCACTGAACGTAACCACGGGACCGGATACCGTTAGGTTTCCGCTAACGGTTTCGCTGCCGTTTACCGTACAGTTCCCGTTTACAGTCTCGTTATCCGTACTGGCCCGCCCGCGCATAAGGACAGACCACGCGTGCACACCGTCCGTATCAATAAGGGCGGACTCTCCCGGATTGAGCTTGGAGAGGGCTACCGTGTCGCCCGAGCCGGTAGTAATCGCCAGGGTAACTACAGTGGTCCCGAGGTTACGCAGGAGAATTACGTTATCAGCAGCGCACGTAGCAGCGGACGGTAGGTTGATAGTCCCCGCCGTGGCGAGGCTGATATTTACTCGCTTACCCACATGCGTGTTAGTAAGCGCCTGCGCCGTGGTAATCGTGGCAGCGTTAGAGACCAGCGCGGCCTGCGCCTGGAGAATCGCGGTATTAGAATTGGCCTTGGTAAAGCCTGTCCGTACGCTGTCACCTTGGCTACCGTCCGAGGCCGCGCCAAAGGCTACGGTTTGCAATGCTGCCATTAAGAGAAGACCTCAGTAAAGGTTACGGTTAGCGTGTAGGAGTTCGCGCCGTGGGGCTGGACCGTGCGGGGGCCGCAGCGGAACCGGCCTTGCGCGCGTAGGGGCGGAGTCCAGAAGAAACTAGTAGCCCCCTGCGTAGCATCGAGAAAGGCCTTAATGGTCGCAATCTTCGAACCGTCCCCGGAGAAGGTGAGGGGCCACGAGTCATAGACGCTATTGATACCGTTAGGGACGGTCTGCGAGTACCCGTCCCCGAATTGGGCCGTACGGACCGAATCCGTAGTAGTGCCAACCACATCAAGGGAAGGCTGCCATGTGAAAGTCGCTGTCATACAGCCTTACTCCTTAATTAGATTTGGCCGTGCCTCATTTTGTACGCGTACCCGCCTTGCCCGTTCATCTTCTGCGCTAGGCGCTTATCAATGAGGCTCTGGAAAAGCGGGGCGAGGGCGAGAAGGTCCTCCTGCGAGAGGCCGTTAGAGCCGCCCGCCTGGAGGTTCATCTGTAGGTTAGTTACGGAACCGCCCGAGGTGTTAGCCGGGACAGCCCCCACAGCCCCGCCCGTGGCGAAGTGCGACATATGCCCGTTATTGATTGCTTCGAGGAGGCTACGGTACTTGCCAGCCTGCGAGGCCTTAACCACGTACTCCCCATTGGAGAGCATGGCCGGGATGCTATCGCTAGTACCCGTACCGGCCCCGGAGATGTGCCCGCCGTCCGCGTAATGTCCGACTTCCCCGCCTTCGCTGAAGAAGCCCATAGACGTACCGAGGCTCTTAAAAATCTGCACCTCTGCCGCGTGTAGGGCAATCTTTGCGAGGTCCGCGAGGATGCTGGAGGCGAGGGACGAGAAGTTAAGCTTACCCGTGGTAACGAACGTCTCCAGCGCGGAGTTCATATCCTTAAATGAGGTATCGAACGCCGTAGCCGCGAGTTCCGCGCTAGTCTGGGACTGGGCCGCGTAGCCCTTGAAGACCTGGGCGAACTGCTCGCTGTAGTTCTCTCGAATCTGCTGCTGCTGCTGGAGGTTCGCTTCCAGCATGGCTAGCTGGTCGTCGTATCCCTTCTGAGCAATCGCTCGCTTCTCCGTCCAGCCTTCGAAGTCCGTCTTCCCGGAGTTAAACTCCTCGTCCAGCGCGCGGGCCGCAATGAGAAAACTCTCGTGTAGCTTTTGGCGGGCGTCGTATGCGGCCTTGTCGCGGGGCAGCATGTTCCGCGTATCAAAGGCTTCCTGATACTGGGCCGCTGCTTTCTGCGTGGCTTCGTTCTGCTGCTTAGCGTACTTCGCCACATCGTCCGCGCGCTGCTTCGCGTGCTTTTCGAGGGAGGACGTTAAATCGTCGTCCACCTTCTTACGCTGCTCTACGAGCTTCAGATACTCCGCGTGTGCCGTCTCGTACGCGGCCTGCTCCTTCTTGCCCTTGGCAACGTTCGCGCGCTGCTCCGCGTTTTTAATCTCCGCGTCTAGGAGTTTGGCCTGTATATCGTGCAGGCCGTAGAAGTAGTCCTCCGCGTCGATAAGCCCCGCGTCCCGCTGCCCCTTAAGGACAGTCTCGGAGCGTTTGGCCTCCGCCTCCAGAAGGGTGTTCTGCCCCCGGAGGTCCGCCATACGGGCATTAATCCCGCCTTCGCCTGGGGCCTTACCCTTCGTCTTCTTCGCGTACTCCGCTTCGATTTGCTGGACGTTCCCGTAGTGTCGCTTAAGCGCGGCCTGATAATCCGCAGAGTTCTTATCTAGGTCCTTCGTAGCCTTATCGAAGGCTTGATTTTCCTGCTCAAGCTCTAGGGTCTTTTTGTCCCCCGCATTGGCGTACTTCGTGGAGCCGAGGTAGCTATTAACGGCTACCTTCTGGTCCCCGCTCTTTGCGTTCGCTTCCTTGGCCCTCTGGGCCTTGAATTCTTCCGCCTGCTGGTCCCGCAGTACTTGCAGCTTCTTTTGCTCTACGACAAGCTGCGCTTCAGCAGCGCGAGCGGCTGCTAGGTTCCCCATGCGCCGTTGATCGTTAATGCTGCGCTGGACAGCCTCTACCGTGGCAAGCTGGTTCCCTACCTGCGTAGTGATACCGTCCGGAACGCCGATATTCATAATCGAGTTCTTCACCCGGCTTATGATGTCGCCCCATTCTCGCCACCACTTCAGGACCGCCCCCATATGCTTATCAGCATCATCCGCTACCTTCTCGTGGGCGGAGGCGAGGTCCAGCATAATAGACTTGACGGCGGAGGCCGTGTCTCCCTGCTTTACGAAGTTATCAATCTCTTCGATTTGGGCCGCGTTAAACGTGTGGTGCGCCCGCTGGTACTCCTCTACCCACTTCATTACATCGTCGCGGATTTTGGCGAGGGATTCAGCAGCCTTGTCCGTGCCTATGCCTATGTCCGAGGACATAGCGACAGCCGCCCGCGTAGCGAGGGCGAGATTGTCCGCCGTGAAGGCCCCGGTATTCGCTACCTCCGCCATTGCCGTACGGACCGTAGCTAGGCTATCGTGGGCCGTCTGGAGGCCGTTAGACATAGCTATCATCTGCTCCGCAGACAGGCCGAGGTAGCCGCCCGTAGAGACAATCGCCTTATTGAACGCCTCTACCTGCTCGTGTCCGTGGTACACCTGGAGGGCGAACAAGGCCGCAGCCGCAGCACCCGCCCCGAGAGCGAGGCCCAGCGGGTTAAGGACCATCGAGAGAAAGTCCGTTTGTTCGCCCAGCACCATAAGGGAGCCGCCGAACTTCTTCCAGCTTCCCTGTGAGGCCTCATGAGCCAGCACGAGGAGTTCCCGCCGAGCCGCTGCCGTCTTCAGGCCGAACTCGTGCGTATGCTCGCTGGCGTCCGCAATCTGCTTCCCCATATCCGCGAAGGTATCCTTGATACCCTTGTTCGCGGCTGTCTGATTCAGAATCTCTACGCGGGACTTGCCCGCTGTCTCTGCTAGCTTCTGGTACTGCTGCGCGAGCTTGTTAGCCTCTCGCGCCGTAATTGGGTAGCCGTTGTTAGCGGCTTCTTGCATTGCCTGTGTAACGAGCCGCTGCCGCTCCCGCATAGCGTCCATAGACGCAGTGGCTTGAGTGGCTGCGGACTTGAGCTTATTAACCCCGGACTCCGCCCCGGAGGCGTCTACCGAGACTTTAATCGTAGTGTTATTGTTACTGGTAGACATATTACCCCTTGGCTTTAAGTGCCTTCGTTATCTCTGCTTGCCCTGCTTCTGCTGCGCGTTCTTTCGCAGCCTCAAAGGAGGGCCGCACGAACGGCCTAGCCGCCTTCTTCGAAGTACCGTTCTCCAGCCAGCCCGCGAGGGCACGGCGGGAAACCTTCCGCTGCCGCTTGCCCTTGGGCTTTGTGTCACCTACGAAGACCATCTCATAGGTAGCAATCTTCCCGGTAACGCTGTCCTCCGGGAGGAAGGCCACGGTAAGGCCCTTCGCTAGGTCCCACGTATCGCGCGGGACGTACCGGAATACCTCGTTTTTAAACACTGTCGCACTCGCAGCCGCAGCCTTCCGGAGGGTGGACTCCGCGAGGGAGTCCTCCAAGTTAGCGATAGCGTTAGCCAGGGCGTCCGGGTTTTGAATCTCGAATGTCTTAGCCATTACGCCCCTTGATAACTATCGTCTTGGTTCCGTTCTGCTTGAGTTCCGCGAGGTTAATACCGAAGACGGCCGCAGCCACGGCCTCCGGGGAGGGTGGAGGGCCTTCCGGTTCCGGCTCTTTGGCCCACGGCACGAAGTCCAGCGGAGAGAATGGCTTCGAGTCCTTGCTGAGGTTCGCATTCGCTACCACGCTGGCTATCGTGCCCGCCCGGATGTCCGCGAACCGTTCCCCGAAGGGTTCGATACCGTAATACGCTATCCAGTCCGTAAATTCCGCGCTGTCTACTTCCTGCTGGCAGCGTCTAACACTCATGCCTAACTCTTTAGCCAGCCGGAACCACATTACACGGTCCGGGCTGGCCTTTAGTTTTTTACTGCGGCTTTCTCCGCGTCCGCACCCAGCTTATTAACCGCCATAGCTGCGCCCGCGAGTTCCGTAAGGAGTGTAGAGTTACTATCGCGCAGGGTATCCACATCCTCCGGGGAGAACATCGGGGAGCCGTCCGCGTCCACCACGGAAGCAGCGATAAGGCTAGCCTCGTAATGGCTGGTATCCGCGTTCGCAACGGCATTCGAGTACAGCGCGTCCCGAGCACGGCCCGTAAGGACCTTAAACCGGAGCGAGGTCCCGAGGGCCTTTACTTCCACGTCCTTAATCTCTGGGGCGAGGGCTGCGAGGAGTTCAAGCTTATTCATATCGTCCTTATTGGCAGCTTTCGCAGCCTTCTTCGAAGCTGCACATTTTCGGGGGCGCTTCCTCGCGGACTGCTGCGAGGAGGCCACGGATTACGGGGACCGCGTTACGCTGGACTTCTTCCATTGCTTCGCGGACCAATTGCTCTACACGGTCCATTACGAGCCGACAGTAACGGTAATATCGCCCGTAATCGTCAAGCTAACCGAACCCGTGTACACGCCGTCCACCTTTGCCGAGATGGGGAACGTAGCCACGAACGCGCTAAAGGCCAGCGTGGTAGCGTCCGAGAGCGTAACTTTGAAGCTCTTTTGCGTGCCTGCCTTCTTCGCTGCGAGAAGGGCCGAATGGCTAGCGTCCTTCAGGTTGATATTGAGGGCGAGGGTAACGTTACCCCAGTCCTGCAAGCCCAGGCGACGCTCTTTCGCCGTCGAGCTAAGGTCCGTGGTGTCAATCTCCGAGGCCTTACCATCGAAGCCGCTAATGTCCGAGACATTAACGATAGGCGTCCAAGTGGGCGTACCCGTGCCGGTATCAATGGCAATAACAGTACCTTGTGCCGTTTGTGCAGTAGAACTCATTTGCAATCCTTAATATGTAATCGAAAAATCTAGGGATGAGCCGTATAGCAACGTATCGGACTCGAAGGTACTAACCGGCCCGCCGATAGGCACGGCCTTTACTGCTGGGTTAGCGAGCGACTGGAAGGCCTGCTCCATTAGGTCCGCAGCCTGCATACGGGACTTAGCCCATACGGATACCTGCACCCGAGCGTTACGGGTTACGGGCGTGGCCGCGTCCACCGTGGCGAAGGACTGCCCGCCGACTACCTGATAGGTTAGCCAGGGTGCGGGCGTGGATCCGGGGGCCACGTCAGGGAACACCCGCCCGGAGGCGAGAGAGACGAGAGCGCTATAGATAATGGCTTCAGCCGTCATTTGCATTCTGCGTACAAACCAAGTCCGTGTACTCGCGGGACTTGACGTTAGGGAGAACCGAGGCAATGTTAAACACGATGCCTTGGGCTACTGCCCGGTCCGCGTGGGTTACGTCCGTGCGGTATCGAATGCGGATACTGGCGTTACCCGTGTCTACGGAGGTGCTGGAGACGGTCTCACGGCCCGAAAGCTGCCGCACGTCTCCCCAGACCTTCGCGTATTCCGTCCACGAGTCCACAGGCTGGCCTAGGGCGTCCTTGCCCGAGGTGCGACGCTGGAGAGATACCCGCACGTCCAGCGTGCCCGCCTGGAGGCCCTGCGCGAGCCTGTGTGGATTCGTCTTACTCATGTGAGGGCCGGGTCCCGGTCCCTACGGAGGAGCGACTGTACCGCTACGCCTATCGGGTCTTCCATGCCCTCCCGGTCCTGATACAGGGAGGCGAGCACGAGGAGGACGGCTGTACGGACGTGGGGCGGAACTGTGTCCACTGTGTAGGCCGCAGCCTCCGGGGACTTCAGGTAGCTAACGATGATCGCGCTAGCTGCCGTAACCATGCCCGCAAGCTCCGTATCCGACTCCGTATCATCAATACGGAGCTGGGCCTTGGCTTGGTCCAGCGTAATAAGGTCATTCATTCGGAACGGCCTCCTTCGGCTGGGGTTTCTCTGCTGGTTTGTCCGCCTGCGCCGCGTCTGCGGGCTTCGGGGCGGCGTCGCTGGGTGCGGGCTGCGTGTCCCGCCGTGCGAGGGCGGACAGGGCGTAGTTCTGCTGTTGGAGGTACGGGGTATCCCCGCCTTCGACGGGCGGGAGGCCGATAGTTGCGCGAGCCTCGTTAATTTTCATAACGCCCGAGCCTACCGCCTGCGCGTTAGCCGTGTGGCGTGCCGTCTCGTCCATTCGCATAAGGCCGGTAGTATCGAACTCGAAGCCCGAGCCGTCCGGAACCTCTAACGAGTCGTCCAGCAGGTTTTCGATAGCTTCTAGGTAGCCCTGCAAGCAGTCCGAGTAATACATAGCCTCGTAGATAGCAGAGCTATTAGCCGTGCGGCTCCCTGTGTCCGCCCCGATCTTGTGTAACGGGACGTGGAAGCAGCGGGCTACGTCTTCGGTAGACCATTTAAGCTGCTCTATAAGCTGGGCGTCTGCCCCACTCATAGTCATAGGCTGGTACGTAAGGCCGTCCCCGCCCACGAGCGTTTTACCCGCGTTCGCCCCGCTGTAGTTCGCCTCTACCTGCGCCTTGAGGCGGGCTGCTGTCTCATTGCTGATAGCACCCGGAGCCGTGAGGAAGCCGGAGGGGCGGGAAGCGTTGGCGAAGAAGGCTGCGGAGTTCGTGGTAATGCCGTTCGCCAGCAGGGCCGCAGCCGCGCAGGCCGTAATAGGCGACATACCTACGAGCGGATGCCAGGACGTGATACCCCTATCGTGGATAATGTCCCGAGCCGGAATAACAACGGTTTCCATCTGCGTGACTTGCAGGGGAGAGACCGTGACTTGATAGAATATCGAGCCGTCCGGGGACACGAGCGGGACTACATACTTAGGGTTAAGGACTTCCATCGAGACTACGGCCCCGGTGTTATTCCGACTCAGCAGTACGTAGGTATTTCCCCAGGCCAGTTTAGAGCTAACCCACGCCTTAAAGAACTGGTCCCGCGTCTGGTAATGATTGGGCTTGCGGAGCACCTTCGTATAACGGGGCGCGCTGGACTCCTGCCATACGCCGTCCTTGAGGGCAACGTACTTAACGCGGAGCTTCGCCACGTCCGAGGAGATAAGGTCCGTACAGGCGAAGACGGCGGAGCTTGCAAGCATCCCGTCCCGCGTGGTTAGGGTCTGGTTCTGCTGCCATGCGCCCGTGTACGGCTCTTTGATGTAGCCTGCTGCTCCGGGTGCCCCGACAGCGGAGGCCCCGACCGATGCAGCAGGGCGCTTCTTTACAGCCTTACCGACCCAGCTAAAAAGGTTCATTTGGTCTCCTGCCGAGGGCGGCCCGGTTTATTTACTGGCTTCGCCCAGCCCATAGAGATAAGGAGGCGGGCGTCTGTGGGACTAAAGTCCCTGCGTTCGCCCTCCTTGAGAGGCGGGGAAAAATCGATATCCCGCAGGGCTTGTACCGTTACTTTTTGAGGCATAAGCCCTCCGAGCTAATGATTAAACAGAAGCGACGCTCCAAGCGCCTGCGGCCTTCACGTACCGCTTCCCGTCCTTCGCGTCGAGAGCGATGCTCCCATTAACACCCGTGCCGACAGCAGGGGCGCTACCCGAGAACTGGAGGACGATAAGGCCCGCCTTGATAGCGTTATAGATTTGCAGAATGTCGCGTGGACGCATAGGTATCCTAAGCTATGCCCCGCCGCGAAGCGGGGCGTTAGTATTACGAGCCGTAGGCTGCGCCCGAGATGGAAGCGACCGCGAGGTTACGACGCTTCGCCCAGTTAATGAACTGGCCGATACGGATAGCCACGAGGTTATTCTGGAACATGCTCGTAGGCTGTGCCGTGAGTGCTCCACCCGTGCCCGGTGCGCTGTCCATAATGATGCTGGCTTCCGTCGAGATGTCGATCTGCGGGCCTGCGTCTTCCGACAGGAAGATTTCATCCTGGATAAACAGGTAGATAGCCGAGCCGCTCACGTTATTCGACGTGATAACACGCAGACCCATGAGGTAGCCGCCTTCCGTGCCGTTCATAGTCGGGAATGCCAGCGTACCCAGCGGGGTAAGCATCGAAGCGATAGCCAGCGAACGGGCCGGGGACATAACCAGAACCGCAGTCGAGAGGTTATAGTTAGCCGCGATAACCGGAGCAATCAGGGCTTGCACATCCTTACGCAGCGACTCGTAATCCGAGCCGGTAGCTGCGACAGGCGTAACGCCGTTGAGCATACCTGCGGGCGAGATGTTCGGCACTGCTGCCGCGCTGCCGAGGAACGTGGCGTCGATACCCTGTGCCGTAGCGCGCACGAGGTCCGATTGAACCATCGCTTCCACTGCCGGATTGCTGAAGCGGATAATTTCCTGCGAGAGGACCGACAGGGCGTACACCTTGCTCCACGTCAGGAACACAGCGTTAAACGCTGCCGAAGTAACCGGCGCCGGTGCAGCTTCGCCCACCCAGCCTACCGAAGTACCGCCCGTCATACCCGCGATGCGGACGTTAAACGGAACCTTCTTCAGCGACAGGCGACCAAGGACCGTTTGCGGGTACAGGAGTTCGATAAAGTCACCGCCGTACTGCTCCGGGTACACCAAGTTACCGGCCCATGCTGCGACTTGCGTAGAACCTGCCGAGACTGCCGACTTGATAATACCGGTCGTAACCGCGTCGTCCTTGTAGTGGGCTTCCACGAGGTCCTTAGCTACCGACAGATTGCCGTTAGCCTTCGCCAGCACCATAGCGGTACGCGTGAATGCCGAACCCTTCGGGGCGTTCTGCTTGACTTCGAGGGTAGCCGGATTCTGGACCGGGACGCCGCCCTTAGCCACTGCCACGGCCTGCGCTGCAATCGAGCGCTCCACGGTCTCCAGACGGCCCAATTCTGCTGCGCCTGCGTCGAGTTCCGAGCCGAAGTCGTTATATTGCTTAACTTCGTCGTCCGTGAGGCTGCGATCTTCTGCGACCGACTTAGCTACGAGGTCGTTACGCGCTGCTTCAGCTTGTGCGAGGCGTGCGCGGAGTGCTTTGATTTTTTCTGCGATAGACATTAGGTAGTCCTTATTGATAACGGCGAAACGAAAGGTCGATAGCGACCGAACGAGGGGTTTTAACAACGGGTGCGACCGGGGCCGCTTTATCGCCTTGGGTTTCGCCCTGCGGCGCTGCTTCTCCGGGGTTTTCGCCCGGTACTTCGACTGCTACCGCAGTCTCAGACTTTGCTAGGCTCTTAAAAGCCGTGATTACCGCTTCCGGATTGCACGGGATAGCCACGAGGGATAACTCGTGGACGCTCGCCTTGGTAAAGCGAACGCCTTTCCCTTCCCCGAGGAGTTCGTACTCGTCCGGGATGAATCCGATAGAGACGCCCTTGATAAGGCCGCTCTTTACGCTATGCCACGCCTCGTCCGTCCGGTCCTTCACTACGCCCGCTTCGGCTACCTTTGCGATAGTGGCCGTAAAGGGGAGACCCTTATCCGTGGGCGTTCCGAATTGGACACTGCCTACGGGCTGGGAATGATCGTGATTCAGGAGGAGCGGGGCGTCCGCTGCGAAGTAAAGCCCGGTAGGCTCTACGATGTCCTTAACCCGGTCCAGAGCCGGGGTACTGGCGATACCTTCAATCTTCCGCTCGTCCTCGTGGAGAGCCTTGATTGTGATAGCCGAGAATGCTTTAGTTTGCATGGGGCCTTATAGGGCGAAGAATTGGAATTGTTTCTCCGGCTCTAGGTCTCCAGCCGCGAGGACCGTAGCTCCGAAAGCCATTGTTAGGGCTACCAGACCGTCGATACGGCCTGTGGCCTTCTTCTTGTCTAGCTTCCGGTTCCCTGCCGGGTCCTTGGCTACCACGGCGTTAGCCGCGCACATGGTTAGTACGTGGTGCATCCCGTGTGCAAGCTGGCCGTTAAGGAGGACTTCCTCCAGCAGGTCCATAGCAGGGGCGAAGTCCTTATAGCCCTGCCCGTGAGGGACGAGGGGCAGGATTCCGCCTTCCTTCGCGGGCCGCTCCGTATCTATGCCGATGTCGGAAAATTCCTTCTTCAGCAAGTCGATACGCCAGCGGTCGTAAGCGATGGAATGGAGGCGCAGGCCGGAGCAGATTTCCGCTATGTCCTTGGCTACGTACTCGTAGTCCACGGTCTTACCGGGAGTGAGCCGGAGGCTTCCTTCCTTGGCCCAGACATCGTACGGAGCACGGTCTGTCTTGGCCCGGTCCGAGAGGCCAGCCTCCGGGGTCCAGAAGTAGGACGCTACCTGCCACACGCCCTTAACCCTGCCGATAAGCTGGAGCGAGGTAAGGTCGGTACGGGAGGAGAGGTCCAGCCCGCCGAATACCTGCGTATCCTTGTCGAATTCCACCGGAGCGAGGCCGCAGGACTTCCAGACATCCCGAGAGATGAACGGAGAGACCGTGGATACGCGCTGGTTAAGGATTAGGTTCCGGAACGTGTTCTCACTGGTAGGCATCCGGACGGCTTTCTGTGCCTGATTCAGTACGTCCGCCTCAGAGCGGAAGATACCGAGGGCAGGATTAGCCGCACGCCACGCCTCACGGTCCATAAGCTCCGCGTCCTGCTTGGCCGCGTAGAGATGGACTACCGTATGAGGGTCATTCGCTGCGAGAGCATCATCGATCCAGATAGAGAGCAAGTCCGCGTCCGAAGCCGCCTGCGTGCTCACTACCAGAATCATAGGATTCTCGTGCGCGCCCTGGGCCGTGGTGATAGCGTCGATAAAGTCCGACTGCGGCCCCTGAATCTGGCCCGCCTCGTCAATGATTGCGAGGATAGGGGAGAGGCCGTGCGTAGTCTTCGCTTCTGCGGAGAGGGCCTTGTATTCCACATTGAGAGGAAGGCCGTACAGCCGCTTCCCCGAGGGGACGATACGGACGAGGGAGGAAAGCTCCGGGGATAGCTGGACCATCTTCGAGGCCAGCGCGTGGATAATCGCTGCCTGCTCGCGGGACATAGCCCCGGAGACAATCTGGCTATTGAGCTTCGCTTCCGGGCCTACCAAGTGGGCGAGGAGGAGGGCTGCGATTACTGCGCTCTTACCGTTCTTTCGGGCGATACTGAGGTAGCCGTTCTTCGTCCCGTGCGGGTTATCGTAGACATCAAGGATGAACTTGCGTTGGAAGTCTTCGAACTTGAGAGGCAGGCCCACAAGCGCCCCTTCGGGCACACGGCAGTACTTTTCGCAGAATGCAATTACCTTTTCGCCCCGTGTAAGTGGGCGTTTCGTCATACAGCGCGGAGACGCGGGATAAGCCCGTCCTCGTCGTCCTGCACTACGTCTCTAGCGGCCTGCTCCGCACCTAGCTTATTGCCAGCGTCTCGGGAGCGGCCCTGCGTAGCCTCTGCGTGGACGTGGAGGGCACGGCTAAGAGCGACTGCGCGCCGTGAGAGGGTTTCGATAAGGGCATGTTTCGGATTTACTACCGGCGTACCCTTCTGGGACGTGGACACGTCTCCTTCTACCTCTAGGTCTACCTGGAGGCGGACAATATCGGATTGGCAGCGGGCCAGATTGGCAGCTAGCACTAGGTCCGAGTTAGTCCACGTCCCAGCAGCGCGAGCGAGTACGATAG